CTTTCAGGGCTTAATGTTGATGAAGAACTAATATCGGCGGCTAAAGAGGCGTTACCCTTAAATGTTCCTGATATTGTCCCGCTACCTGTTAATGCGGAAACTACAAACGCTATTAGGTTAAGTGATGCCGTTAGGTCGCCGCTACCTGCTAATGCAGAAGCCATTTCTAATTTACCTACTAATGAAGCGGATATATCCCCTGATGCAAGTATATCGCAAGCAAGTTGAATGATTAATGATAAACTGCCGCTTATCGTTCCGCTTCCGGTTAATGCTGATTGTGCTGCCAACCCCATTGCCATTGCAGATGTCACTTCTGACGAACCGCTAATAGTAGTAGTTGAACTTAATAAAGCACCCTTATCACCCATTACTAAGGTGTACGGTGGGTTTGTTCCTGTTGGGAATCCATCTCTTTTTACCTGCTCAATAACATCACTATTTTGAGATAGCCCATAATAACCTCTCATTACATGAGGTCTTATAAATTGGCATGGGTTTGTTATGCCGCTATGGTTATGGCCGCAAATCTGATTAATGTATGAATAGTTCGCTATTAGCATTACCCATAAATAAAAGTTAGCATCCCTGAAATCGCACTTGAAGCAGGTGTCGCAACACCACTACCTAAAGCAAAGTATAAAGCTGCCCCATCATAAATTCTTGGCATACTTGGATATTCAAATAAAAAGTTCCTTTCACTTGCTAACCCCAATGTACTTAACGGGAAACGTCCAATCTCTTTTACCAATGCAACGGTATAAGTTCCCGATACATAAGATATTGAATTTTGAATAGTGTTTATTTCTGCAATACCACTATCCCCTGACTGCAATGGCGTCATGTAATTATACTTTCCTGTACCTGTTGCACCTGTATAAAGTATGTGGCTATTTGAAGCTGCTGTTTTACCAATAGGTAATACTGTTGGGGTTGCCCTTGATGCTACTTGTGCTGAATTGGTATAACCTAATGAAAGGTTTGGTGTAGCTGCACCCATCGCTGTTGCGGCAGGATTGAAAAATATAGCCTGTACCCCTGCACCATTTGTATATCTTGGTAAAAGCCATGTTATCGTATGTGTGCCTGTTCCTGTTGTTGTAATATCAATCTGTGTGCCTGCAATAGCATTGGCATAAGAGGTGGCTAACTCAAAAGTTCCATCACTCATTCTTATTACATAGTAATCGGTTGCTGTTGCTAAAGGTGCAGGTAAGGTTGTTGTTGTTGTAAGCCTTACCCTTGTCCCTGTTAAAATGTTACTTGGTAAACTTGTTACACTTGTGTAAGTCATTAAATCTGTTCCTGCATCGGCTGTAAATGTTGCACTACGCCCCAATGTATTAGTAGTTGCCTGTGCAGTGGTGGTGGTTACCGAAGTAACCCTATAAAACCCTATCACATCAAGTAGGGCTACTGTACAAGGAACTACCGTTGCTGCTGCCGAAACTACATGACCGCTTAACAGAAACTTATAAAAACTTGATGCCTGTACATTACCCCCGTGTTGCAAACAACCTGCACTTGCTGTTGAATCTTCTACTGCCTGAAAAGTAAGGTTAGCACCTGCATCAAATATAGCATCGGCGGCAGGATTACCCGCCCCTCTTGCCATCATGTGCCATTCGTTAGCTACTGCTGCTGCTGTTGGGTTAAAGTTTTTACCGAAGGACGTATCCCATTTTTGCCCTAAACTAAGAGCATTTATTATTTGGTCGTTACTTGAAAAGCCTGCCATTGTGTTTTTTTTAAATTATTAATTCCAAATTACTTTTATATCCCCACGAAGAACGGTTGCCGCCAATGTTCCCAAAGGCAAACAAAGCATCCCCAAAAAGGCATCATCATATATTCTTACTAAATCCGTTGTCGGGACTAAAAAATCTTTTTCATAAGGTACTGTTACCTCTCTGAAACAATGTTGCGCCAATGGCTTTACCAATACCAAAGCAAATAGCCCCGTATCAATACCGAGCATCGTTACACTTTCGATACTTCTTACACCACTATCACCTAATTGCAATCCTATAAATGGATTTGATGCGTTTACCGTTGCTGTATTGCTGCCTAAAACATTCCCAACTACTGTTGAGGTATTCATCGTTACCGTTTGGCTTATCCTTCCACCAACCCCATCTGAATTAGTATATGTAAAAAAGAACTGCTGCCCACCCGTTCCGGCATTTGTTTGTATTGCCATTACCTGAACCCCTTTGCCGTCTGTATATCTTGGTAGGGTATTTACATTGGTCATTGTTTGTGCATCTGTTGTTCCTTCATCTATGAAAGGATAAAACAAAAGATAGTCGCAAAGGATAGTATTCATTGGTAATGCCGTTACTGCATTAGCCATTGTAGTCATCCCTCTCAAAAACTTTTCAGAAGGAGAAACATTTGGGCCATGATACAAACCTCCGTCTGTTGATTGCTTTAACTGTGTAGCTGTGGTAATTGCTCCAATGTAATATTGCGGTGGCGGCATACCGGGAGACATGGAAGTATCAAACCATAAGCCTGTAACAGTTGTTTGCGAAGGGGTTTTTCGCCAAATGTAATTTCTTACATTGCCGTTCAATTCAGCATTAACAACTTCTCCTATGGTTTTAAATCCTGCCATTTTATGCTTTTATTCCACCCGTACATCTTATTACTGTTGCTTCCATGTTAGCTACCACCGTAGCATTTTCACACTTGCACGCCTTTATCGGCTTTTCATCGGGAATAACTATAACAGCCATCCCGCATTTGCTACATGAGTATTTTGGATGTTCCATTATAATTCCATTGGTTTTAATTTTTTAGAACCACACTCTTGACAACAATACGTTACACCAACACCATGCTTGCCTATTCTTAATTGAAGATTACTAATGTCGTTATTATTTTTATCCCCGTCAATATGATGCACTGATTCGTTTTTTGTTAAAGGTCTATTTAAGTATTTAGCCATTTCAATTCTATGTTTTAATACATAACCACTTCTATTCAACATTTCTGGGAAATAATTGTCCCTAATTAAAATATACCCATCTTCATTTTTAGATAAGCCCCCTTTCCAACTATGATGCTGGTCTAACCTTTTACCTACGTTTGTAGAAACGCCATTACTTATTAAAACCCTACTTACAACAGTTTGAGCCATTTTTAATTTAGCTGCAATCTGTACTTGGCTAAATTTCTGTTCGCAATACAATCTTACTATTTCTTTTTCCTCGTTTTTATAAACTCTTCGCCTTTGCGCCCCGTGGTCTTTAATCTTAGTACCACTTCTCCTTACTGCTTCTCTCATAGAGTATTGCTTGTACCCATATTTTTTCTCTAAATCCTTCCACCCCATCCCATTCTCGTAATCCGATATAATATTATTAGCAACATCTCCTTTTACTAAAATTCTACAAGGCTTAGTTTCCGTCCTACCCGCTACATAAACACCAGAACTGTGCAACATCCTGTAAACTGTATTAGGCGATACGGCTAATTTTTTAGCAATATTATTTCCGCTAACATCTTGTTTATATAAAGAGACCGCTAATTCCATTAATTCTTCGCTTTGTATTTTATGGCTCATTTTTTTCTTTCAAAGATAGCAATAAAACCTTAGTTTACCTACTGTTCAGTTGCGCTTAATGAACTAATAGCAAATTGAGCCTGAATACCCGTTGAAATATCTCTACTTGAAGTCAAAGCCCCAAAATAAAGTAGCTGCCCTGCACCACTCGATGCAGTACCAATAGCAACATACGTTACCGTATTAGAGCCTGACGTACATTCAGGAAACTGTATAAGCCCCGTATTTGCTGTTGCCCCTGCTGCTGCTGCTGAAAACCCGGTGGCGGCAGTAACGGCTACTCTTGCATAAGCACCAAATGTTGCTTCATTGGTTGTTTGGTCTCCTGCTGCACCCGGCGTTGCTGTATGCAGGGAAACGTATCTCGTTGCCCCACTTCGCCATGCAGGGTCAACCGCCCTTAGTATGGCATTAATTGTGTCGTTTGCTGTGGTTGTACCTTTTGGCATAATATTTATTTTTTAATGATTACTTCTTTCAATGGTTTGTAAAATACATCTGCTTCATGTGTTCCACCACCCATGTTTCTTATTTTGAATTTGTCCACATAAAGTTTCTTTCCCATCGCTTCAACTACTGCCTTGTTGCTATCCTCTATTCTCTTGCAAATACCCTCCAACGAAGTTACTATTTCCTGCTGTGATATTTGAACTTTTACATCAGGTGTTTTTGGCTGTGGAATGTTCTTAATAGCATCTGCCACCGCTTGGGAGGCTCTGGCACTTTCTTTTATGGCATCGGCTACTGCTTTATCTTCTTTTTCTGGCTTATTTAATGCCGTAGCAATTCCTGACAATTTACCTGCAAGCTCCTTATGCCTTTTTTCAGCAAGCAATTCTTCAAATTCAATATCGTCTTTTTCTTTAGCCATGTAAGCAATCTAAGATTTCTTTTAATTTTTTAAATCGGTCTTTTATATCGTTGTGTAAATTCTTGTTATTTACGGGGTCTTTGCTATCCACTAAATCTTTTGCTGGCACAAATTCCATCTTAATTTCCGGCTTACTCGCTACTGCTATATCCCTATCTCTTTTCTCTGTTAGGTCTGCTATTTTTTGGGCTTGCTCTTTTGGTGTTGCTGCTTCTGTGTATTGGGTGGGGGCTTTGGGATTTTTGTTGAATACAACATAGGTAGTGGTGGGCTTTGTGTCTGGATTGCCTAAACCGCCTTCAACTATATTTTTAACTATAACTCCATCATGTTTTCCGCTTTCCCTTGCTTCGTTTATTTTACCCTGAATATCACCGCCTTTTGAACCATTCCAAATGTCGCCTTTAGCATCTATTATCAAAGGGTTTTCTAAATTTATATAATGTCTTGATACACCAAAATCATCAACATTTTTACCAACTTGCCTTTCCTCTATCTTAAACGATTTTATTTTATTTTCAGGGATACCGAAGTGGTGTTCTATTGAGCTTGCATCAAAAGCATTTAAGTCTTCTTTACCCCACTCTCCAACAGGTGATACATCGTATTGTAAATCTGAAAAAATAGAAGCCATGTCGGTATTGGCAATAACCATTTTATGCTTCTTCCCCTTCGTATCTGTAACTTCCATTACAAATGGCTTGCCCTGCATATCCATATTCTCTGTATCAACCCCGCCTTCTCTATTGCTGCCAAACATTTTAGCCGTATCGTAGTTATCTGTGAAATAAGTATCCCCTTCTTTAAAATCCTCAAAAGGCGCATCCGCCCAAGTGCCATGAAATACTTGCTTTGGCTTGCCATTATCATCAACTACTTTAGTATTCTTAAAATCAGAAGCATCATTTCCATTTTCCCCTAAAGCCTTTGATATTATTTTTTTACCATTATCTTTTACTAAATCCACATCTTTCAATGCACTACCAGATACCCCTGATGCTACTTCATCCGGTGTATTTTCATCTGCCAGTTCTTTTAAAGCAGCTTCATGTTTTGATTTTATTTCCTGTGCTTGCTCATTATGGAAGTCAATATCTCCCTGCTTTGGATTTTCGATTGAAGCTAATTCATCTTCATTCTTTTTTAATTCCAATGGAAGGCTTGCTTCAATAGCTTCTTTTACTTTATCCTTACCATAAGTTTTAATAGCCGCTTGCAGATTCATTTCATCTGTAATGCCTTCTGTCGGCACTTTATTTAAGGCTTGGTCGGCTATCTCTTTTAATTCATCTGGTTTTTCAGGAACTACTTCATCTTGTTTTTTTGATAAGATTTCATTTTCAGCTTTTTTATCCCCTCCGTCTTTAAGTAACTTAGTTACCAATAAATCCATTCGCTGCCTGTCCGTTAAAAGCTGGTTCTTTTTATTGTGTGTTGGGATTTCATTTATTATCCCTTCAATCTGTTTTATCGTTTTTATCCTGCTATCAGCAACCTCCTGTGTTATTTGTTTTTGCTCAACCTGATCTATTATTTCTTTAACTGATAATTCAGGGTGTTGGGATATATTCCAGATAGAAGCCTTTAGTGTTGGAGAAACTTCTTTATAATTTTTTACACCTGTCAATAACAGTAATCCACCTGCATCTATTATAGAGTTACCGAGATTTTTTACCGATTCATCAATAGCATCACCTACCGTCCTGCTATCATCAAACATACCTTGCTTGATAAATGCCTGTGCAACTTGGGGCGCAACTCCAAACCTTAACAATAAGTCCGAGGATGAATGTAATGTCTTGCCTAACGAATTTTTTATAGCACTTATCCTTCTTGAATTTTTACTGGCTATATTAGCCCACTCTGTTTCAGTCATGTTCTCCAAAACCTTTGCCGCCTCTGTACCACCCAATGCTCTTTTTGCAACATCTAATTGAGATACACCGGATGCAAGTAAAAACATGGGTAGTGCATTTGCAACGGCATATTCTTCTGGATTTGAAAGCCCCTTACTTACCGCTTCCTTATACTGATTTTGTTCTTCCATTACATACATTGGAAGTCCTGCACTTAAAAACTTACCAGCCCCCAAACCTTTAAGCCCTACTGTTTCAAGCGCAAGTTCTGATAATCCAGCTAACATATTTGCATTGCCGTAAAGAGTAGCCAGACTGAAAAGGTTCTTTGTTTTTCCAAATTCAGGATTCGTTACCCAGTCAACTTTATTGTTTTTAATAACATCATCTGCTAAATCCTGTATCTTTTCTTTCTTCTCAAAAGAGGATAAGGACTTGTCTTCCTTTATTTTTTGAACTGCTTCCTTTGTGTCTTTAGAAAAAACAGGTAAACTCTGCATTGTGTTTGCACCGTATGAAGATGGCAATATTTCATCCTGTTGTTCTATAATAGATTCCCCTCCTCTCCTTCTTTGAAGTTCTGTATTGGATTTACGTCCTCCAAATGTTGCTGTTGCAAAGTTTTCAAATGATTTTCTTGGAGCATCTGCACCCTCGGCAAGTTTTCTAAAAAAGTAATTAATAACATTCTCTCCCTTTTCCTGTGTTAATTCTTTGGCCATTTGCTCCAACTGCATCTTATGTTGGAGTGGAAATCTTTCTGCATCATGCTGTTCATTTTGTGCTATTGATTTTAACGCCATAACATTCTGCAATGACTTTGCTGCAATAGCATCTTGCTGCTCCTGTGTTGTTGCTTCTGAATATTGTTTGTTTAAGGAGTTGTTGTGTTCTATCAGGTAATCTTTAGCGTTATTCCTTCCAATAGAAAGTAATTCATGCAAGGTTTGTTCCTGTTGTGTTTGTTCTGAAATTGTTTTTTGAGATAACCTACCCCCTGTCGGGTCTGTATTTTCGTAAGTATGTGAAGCGCCTAATCCACCTGGAGCCATGCCGCCGCCCTGAAAATCTATTGAGTGTTCGTATAATTTTTCAACCCCCTGATTAATAAACTTAACTGCTTGCTCATATTTTTTAGGACTAAAATATTTCAGTGTAAGCAACCCCGCATATTGGTCAGCATCTATTCCTTTTTCTTTCAGTCCTGAATGTTCATACTCATATTGTATATCAGGAACGGTAGCATTAAGATTATGTCCGCTTGATATGCGAAGGTTCTCAATAGCCCTGTCTCTGTCTTTACCTGTCAGGTTTTGATTAATAATATCAATCTGCTCTGGCAGGTTTTGAACCAAGCCAATGTAAGTACCACCATGCTGGTTTAAATCATTGTACTGATTAGCTACATGGTTTCCTGCTACCTCTGCTATCTTTTGCTGATTTTGGTGGGCTGCTGAAATCCTTTCGTACTGAATTGGATTTTCATTAATAAGAGATGCTCTTTGTTTTAAATTATTAAGATTAGTTTCATTTGGAAAGTCCTGTATTACTTTATTAGCAATGTCAGGGTCAAGTCCAAGATGCTTAGAAGATTTCATGGTCTTATCTTCTATTTGAGAATTAATGTCAGCTAATTCAGACTTATAGCTATCGTACTGTGGATTTTTTTCTTTTACTCTTTTTGTTGTTCCCAAAAAATCCCCTTCTACATTTTTTGAAACATATTCAGGTATGGGAGACTTATTAAGTTTTTCTCTTTTAGAAAGAAGTTCATTCAAATCTGCAATATCATATTCAGGAGACTTGTCTATTCCTAAAGATTTTGAAACAATGCCTCTTTGAACTGTCTCACCCCCTTCTCCACCCCCTCCATTTAAGAGGGAACTGGTAGCGGGAGAAGAAGTCCGTAATTTTGCCCCAGAGGCGAATATGCCAACTTTTTTTTTTACTGATGGCTCAACGATTGCAACATCGTATTTATTTCTGAAATCTTTTGAGTAGGCAATAACATCATCCTGACTTGCTCCCTTACTAAGCATAGCCCTGATATTGCTATCTAATTGTGCTTTTTGTTGTGGGGTTAATTCAGGCATTATTCAAATATTGGGTTTCCGTTTTTATCTAATCCTTTGTACTTCGGAGCTACTCTTGTATTCTTAATATCCTTTGGCTGCTGTGGCTTTGCTCCTGTAATTGGATTTCTTAACCCTTGCAAAAACTTAATATCAGATGCCGGATTCTGTGGTTTTGCATTTTGAATAAATGTCGTTAAACTCATTTCTTCTGGCTTATGACTAACCGGGTCGGTAACAGTTATCCTTTGTGTGGAAGGGTTGTAAATTATTTTTTCGGCTGCAAATTTTTTACCCGTAACCAAACTAACTACATCAACCCCTTGCATTAATGCTGTTATGTCTTTGCCCCCGCTTGGCGCATCGGGATACTCTGTGAGGTCTATTTTACTATCTTGGCTACGGTTTCCGGTATTATTATTTATGGTTATTCTTGGCGTTATTACCGCATCATCTGGTTTGAAAAAATGCTGGTCAAGATTGTTATTTTTTATTTCATCATATAAAAATCCACGCAACATTTTATCTTCGTTAGCAGGAGTTATTTTTGAACCCGTTTGAGATTCAAAATCAGCTTTGTTCTTTGCCCACATCCCAATTATTGAAGCCCTTACTTCTGGAACTTGCATCATTTGTTCAAATTGGCTTTCTGGCAACATTTTTAAGGTTTCACCATCCCTATAATTAAAGTCTTCTGATTTTAATTTTACCCCAATTGGTTTCCCATCCTCATTTATTTCAATTTCTGAAAATGGGGTTACCTCGGCTGTATATCCATGCTTTACGGCATACCCATTTTTATTTGTGTATTCCTTTGCGCCACTTTTTTGAGGCTTAAAAGATTGAATATACTTTGAGAATGGGGTCACATCATCTACGATTTGACTTAATTTTTCAGTAGTATTTAGGTCGGATATGTAATCTCTTGATTTTACTAACGAAGGGTCTCTTCTTATTACACTTCCATTAGCATCCTTTTCTAAAAAATCATTAGCTAATTCTAAGTAAGCAAGTTCATGTGCTTTTTGAGGGTTTGTATTAGAGTATGTTTTTTGAAATCCAGATAGCCCTTCTTTTATTTTATCTATATTTGATTTTACAGCACCATGCCAATTTATTAATTGTTGCATATCATTAGATAGCTTATATTCTGCTTCTACGGGGTCAAGGTCAACATATTCCGTAAGAGCCTTATTTTTAATACTGGCTAATTCTTTTTGCGTATAATCATCTATCCTTTGCTCTCCTGTTTTAAATTTAGCCAAATCAGTATCTTGGTCTATTTCCCTAAGATTTAAAAGTCTATTTTGTTGTGCCTTTGCCTCTTTTTCTTTTTGATTTCTATAATCTACCTCTTGCTTATACCTTGTGTTATCCTGCAAAGTATCAGCTATTTTAAATAGAGATTGGTTTGGAGCGTTATTGGGATAAAAACCATGTAAATCGAGTGGCATCAGTATTACTTTTTATTTATAAACTGGCTTATAGTTTGAAGAGCCTGATGGATTCTTATTACCACTAAACATTTTACCTATTCCAGATGCAGCAGAAGTCGCACCGCCTGTAAAAGCTCCTAACCCAAGATTAACAATCCCGCCAACCGTATTCCATAGTGCTTGCCTTTTAGCCAACTTATTAGCCGCCTGCGCCCCTCTTATCTGTGCTTCTGTTTCATATTTTCTAAGTTGGTCTGCATATACATTTTGGTCTTCGGCAGCATTTACTCCATACGCTTGATTCAAATTTTGAAGACCAAATTTCTTCCAATCAGCCTCCTGCAACTGTAAGTCGCCTAAAGATTGGTCTGTTTGCCCCTGTATCCCCGCATTGACACCAAGTAGCTGTGAGGCATCTGTGGCGTATTTTGAGGCACTATTAAAGGATGATTGCCCCGAAGACATAATGTTCCTTGCAAACTTATCTGATCCCGGAATACGGGAATTAATAGTTTGATTTGCCATTCCAAGTTGCATACCCGGAAACTTGCTTCTTGTATAAGTAGGGTCTTTGGCAAGAAGCTGTTCAAGCTGTTTATTTGCCCAATTATAGTATCCCATCAGTTAAAAGTTTAAAAATTATGAGTTAACTACATTAATAAGGTTTTTCATACCCTTAGATACATCAAACCCAATATTTATATAATTAACATACATTAGACCTGTATATGCTTGGTATTCTACCATTACAAATATACTAAAATCTCTTAACGGGTCGCCCGTAAATAATTTTTGTTCAGCCGTACCACCTATACTATTATTAGGGGATAGTCTATCTGCCCAAAACGAAGCCTCTGCTACGCCTTCGTTTACCATCCATTTTAACACTGTTGACCCCACTTCCGTATCTGCGGAAGAAAGGTCGGTTATTTGTTGATTTGGTATAGCCGTCAATGCTACTGTGAAATTAGGAATAGTTCCATCCCCTTCAATAGCGATATTATTCAACACTTTCATCAAGGAGGGGTTTATGTTCCCTGTGAAACATACTCTAAGTGGGGCTTGTGTGCCAAAAAAAGTATTCCAATTAGTTGTATTTGTATTAAAACTCCACATTCTACCGTTTTTCCATCCATACATCACATTTTCTACGGTTTCGTAACCCTCTGCACCATAGTTCATGCTTGAACCCCATTTATTTTCCTCAAACTTATAGCACATATCTTTTTGCAACTGGTCATAAATATCAAATCTGTTTATTATTGATGTCGCATAAGAGGGAATGCTCGAATAGCTTGGTAGTGTATTTGCATAGTTTGAATAGATGAGTCCGGGAAGTCCACAAACAAGTTCTTTATGAAATGGGTCTATTCCAAATGGGATATGGTGGAATCCATTGATATTATCCAAATTTCCTGTTGAAGATGCTAAATATCCCTTTGCATACTGTTGGAAAAAACGGGTCATTTTGTACCTGCTTACCGGCTCTAAGCCAGCGGGGGAATATTGCCAAATTACTCCATTATTCGCATCAAATCCGAAAACCATTCCTAAGTACTGAACAACACTCTCCGGGTTTATTGTTCCATAACTACCATTTAATACATTTACAGAGCCTATTACCCTTTCGGATTCTGCTATATAGGCCGTTTTTGATGCCCCTTGTACGGTTACCTCACCTATGTATAAAGAGGCTATTTCGGTTGCCCCAATAGCAAGCATAATGTTTCCTTGTCCTAAATCCGATACTTTATTAGCTAACTGTAATTTATTTATTCCCCCTATACCAGATATTGCTTTTTCAGAAAGAGCATCGAAAGTTGACAAGCCATTTACTTGCGCCCCTTCAATTTTCGTATTACTCCAACTAACAAAATCCATCTTGTTTACCTGCCCCAACAAAGAAGTCTTGTTTCCTTCCCCATAAATATTAGTCCAACTATCCCATCTCACCTTATTATTTGGAGACATAAATTCTAATAATTGGTCATACCACCTATATACATCTCCGCTTATAATTCCTGATGTTGTTGAATAAACCCTTGATGATGTTGTTGGATTTGTAATAGTAAAGGATTGACCAGTAGTGTAAAATGGCTCATTCTCTAATTTTTGATACGGAGTATATATTTCATATCTAACCCCGACTGACGACAACCCATTCCCTATGTTTTGAGGTTGCACTATTATATTTTGTGCATCTTGGTCTATTACTTGAAGAGAATATACGGTTGCAGTAGATGCTAAATAAATTCTGGCAGTATCGCCACTACCTTCTGTAAATAAATATCCTATACCATCCGAACTCATTAAGTTTGTAGAAAGGGCTATACCAGTTACAAAAGCATCATAGTTATTTTGGTAAATATATGTACCGTCCGGTTGTTTTTTTGCATATTGGATTGGGAAGCCGTTTGCAGTAAAAAAGTTTCGAGTACGAAGGTTTTTTGTAATTAATATATCATAGTAATAAGCCCAGTCGGGTATTTCCGTTGTAGCCAATGCGTTTGAAACCGCCCAGTTTATTCCAGTAGTATAAGAACTAAAAGATATGGTTCTATCTGGTATAGTGACAATTAATGATGAGTTTGTAACGACAGAACATTTTCTTTTTGATTTATCTCTAAATTGAATTGCTAATTGGTAAGTGCTATATGATTTCCATATTTGCGTATAACCAGTAGCTCCCGAACCGGATACTAACGAGAAGTTTAAAGACGTTGTTGTGGGTGTGTTATACCCCTTTATATACCCTGCTTGAAACATTTTATTATCAGCATATTCAATGGTCTTTACGGTCAACCCAATATTATCAAAAGGTTTTACCGATTCCGCTTTGCCAAAGGCATCTCCATTATAATCATTGTAAAAATTATAAGTCAGATTTGTAATGCCACTATTATGTGCATTTATTTGTGCTAAATCTGTTGCATTAGCCTTATTCCATTGCTTTATAATAAAATAATCCGGGCTGTTATCATATCTTACTAATAACTGTATTATTTGAACATCTTGGTCAAAAATTTCTGCGAGAGGGAATGTCACCTGTATATCATCATAGGTATCTGTCTCTAAATTATAATTTATCATAGCAGATGGAACGCTTACAACCGATGGCTCTCCGTCTCTATAAATAAGAGCTGATGCAAATTGCCCTGCAAATGTTTTTATAAAATTTGTAGTAACGCCTGCCACTATTTTTGTAGCATTAACTGGAAGCCCATAGGGTCTTCTAATCCATGAAATAACAGATTGGCTTATGGGATTGGTGTACGGAGTAACTGTTGTTGAAAAAGAGGGATGATTTGTTTTAATTGCTGCGATATAGTTAATTCTTCTTGGCTGATTATTATTATCTGTCCAATATAACAAATCGCCAACAACCTTACAATTTCTATCTATTCGATATGAATTTGAAAAGCCTAATCCTCCTGTAACCTGACTGTCATACAAAACACCATAGGTTATGTCATTTGCAATATCATAACAGTAAATCGCATGGTCAGAAAACGTATTACACAGAAAAAAAAGTATATACTTTCTTACTTCATCTACACAACTTCCTATGTATTTATTTGTACCATAAGGAGGGATATTATTATTTGTAGTTTGGGTTGTGCCGGGTATGTTTTCAATTCTTTTATCTCTACCATATTGGGTTACCCCAACCCTTGCGTTCATAAGATTTAATAGAACATTAGGCGGCAACTCTCTTTGGTTTGAATCGCCGTCACAACCCCCGTCAAAAGAATGTTTTTCTATTAGCATTATGGTAAATCAGTTTCTATACCAGAAATATATTTTTCATCAATTAAAAGGTATAAAGTGCTTCCATAAATTAATGTAGATTGCACTTTGTCCTTATCATACATTACAGAATCATTTACTGTTACTTTATCTGATAAATCATTAACCAAAGCTACTGTTCCGAACTGCACCTTATTGTCAACGGAATAAATACCAAGAACACTTGTAGAATTTGTAATCAATACTTGCCCCGCCCCTAATGTTATTGCTGGTGCAGCCATTATTCATTCGGTTTTATGCTAAAATAGTAATCTGCGCTCCCCGACACACTCACAAACACACGATAACCAGTTGGTAGAGTAATCGGCTGACCGGGATATACATACCCTTCTCCCGTTGCAAGAGATTTATTGTATATTATATAAAACGTACTCCCATATAATATCCCAACCGATGCCGTAATACTTCCCCCTGTTTTATTTGCAATACTAAAAGAAACGATACTTGCGGGTATCGTTTTTGCTGTGCTTGTTGCTGTTGAGGTTGTATTGCCCTGAAAAACCATTTTATTGTTTTATTGCTATTGCATTTCCTTGTGCAATTCTCTTAAACTTGTCTAATCCTAAATCCGAAAACCTTGCCCTTAAAATATTGTATTGTTTATCATATTCTTGTTTTGCTACCTGTGCCTCTCCGGTGGAATAGGTTCTGTTATTTTCTTTAAATTGCCACATACAATACGCTTCAATACAGCTTTGGCAATAGGCGTTTATATGGGTAGCCGAATCGGCATCTAACCCATCCCCTATATAAACAAGAACAACCTCTGTTATGCTGAGATACTCATTTATTTTAATAATATTTCTTGTAGTATCAATTTTAAAAGTATCTGCCATTGTACCCACACCGCCAAATTGCCTTCCCGTATTTTCTCCATAACTATTCCAATTTACCATATACCAATAGGGTGCAGCATATCCGGTATATAAATTATTAGTTGTTGTGGATATGGAAGCAACTCCTGATGTGTAGGGCTGTTCTGTAAAATTGCTATCGTAATTGGGAATGGTATCTAATGAATTTTCTTCAACAAGCGGATGTAGATATTGACCAACTCTTACAAATACTCTTGCATAATCAACATAATCAGTTGGTAGCTCTGCTTGGTTTATTGAATTTAAAGTTAGTATTTGATAGCGCAATGTTTTTAGTGGTAAGTCAAAAGAAAGTTCTCTTAAACAATCTTTAGCGGGGATAAGAAAGTCAATATACCAGTGTATGGGATACCTGCGTTTAAGCAGAATGTTTTTTACTATTTGGTCAAGGCTTGTTACTGTCATTGGTTAGCCTTTTGATTTGCGCTTGTAATAGGGTTTACTATACCAGATTCCGGTGTTACCTGCGAAAACTCTTGCACCAATTCAATTATAATTTTTTCTTCCATATCTGCTGGTATTGGCAAAACTGCTGTTGATGAATATTGCGACATATCAAATACACAAAGTTCCTGCGTTACACTTGATATGCCAAGCATAGTTAAGTCTTTTGTAAAAGTTATAATGTTGTTCTTTGCGTCATACCCAATCTGTCCTCCTAAATCATTAAGAAGTGTATCAGCTTTTAATAATGAAAGTTGCCCACGTTGAAGCGGTATAAACATTATATCGGGATTGTTCGGGTCGTAAATCAAAAATATACCCATGTTCTTGGGTAGCGATATTGGATTAATTGGAAGCGGTGTAGTTGATTTCCCGTTGCTTGTTGATGTTACGGTATTATTTGGATATGTAGCAATCATCGTTGAATCAGGAATTGTTTCTCCCGAAGGCAATGTTTCAGAAAAATGCTTTAGTTTAAATGTATCATTAATTTTTTGTTCTAACGCCTTCCATATATCCCTCTCGTCAACCGGGAAAGAATTATCTACAAAGCCTCCTGATAGCTTTAGCAATACTTGGTCGCTTATTATTTTTTTGGTACTCATTTGGTTTCTGCATCAAATTGATTGGCAAAATCGCTAACCCCCTTTTCATCCATGTTAATTCCGGCATATTTTAATGCTCTTGCCACTACGTTATTCCAATACATTTCATTTAATTCGACCTGAACGCTGTTTGCTGAATCGTAGGTAACAGCCCTTCCTACCTGTGTTACAGCAAGTGTTGGGGCAACTGGTCTTCTCAAATACCAATAAGCACCTGTTTGAGTTGTTTGTGGGTAAATAGAAAAGCCCGTTGATGTATCAATAGCTATTGGATAATCGTTAGATATTGCTCTTAATTGGCTTGTCATAGCGTCTGCAAACTCATCTTCATTAATCATCTTTAGGCTTGTTACCGTAGAGCCATAAACCGTAAATGGACTTCCCAATAGATGAATATAGTTGCTATTATAATTTACAAAACCCCCGCTATTACTTGTAAATGGCTGATAAACCCTTAATGGACGAATCGCATCATGAAGCACTTGGTCTACCCCATATCCCTTAAACCAAAACTCAACAGCATCTAATATTCCCGCATCCATGTTTTGGTTGAAATCAGCGACCTTCAGGAAAATGCCACGTTCTTTCCTGACAATGTAAACAGAAATATTGTACAAATCATTGATTGTTCTTGCCATTGCTTACTTTTTAATTCCAAATCCCCTGAACAAGCCTTTCGTTGATTAAATAATAGTCTTTATTGTCAAATTTATATTTTTCCAAGTGACGGGATTCAAAACTTACAATTTGCCCCTTTTTTAAGTTAAGTTTTTTACCGCCGCTAACCACAACTGCCCTGTCTTGGTATCTGATTTTTACCGTTTCCTTATGATTAATACTTAGTAGTATTTCATTTGGAACTTCTTCTTCAAGTGGTTTACACAAAACCCTATCTCCAACCGCTACCCAATGCCCTTTTACCTTCTTTGCAAAAATATCCGTTGGGTAGGCTTTCCAATAATCCCGACCATTATATTCAAATAAATTATTAAAACTATAAATATCTGTTTTGCCAAACGGGAACTGGGAAAGCCATTTTTCGACTTCTTCTTCGCTTCCCTGAATCCCATCAATTACCTCTCTTTTTTTGTTTTGATAAGTAGCCACCCATGTAAGCCCCTTAAACCCACTTCTTTTAGCAAGTCCATACACCCTTACAGTTTCGCCTTTTCCATTAACAAATTCCTTTACATACCTATCATCTTCCGTTGTAGGCATAAACTGCTTGCCATCTCCCCTAAATTCAAAATCTGCAACTACCTGATAAGACATAGCCACCTCATCCCCAACTTGAAGTTGAGAAATTATGGCCTCGTCTTTTTTACTAACTTTTAATGGGAGTGCGGCAATCGTGGCTGTTACGGCAGCTTGCCATTCTTTTGAATAATCTGGACTAATGTACAGTTTTAAGCCGGAATCAAGTGTGATTTCGTCTTGAAGTGCTTTTGGAATAGTTAAAAGCACCTGCGTTATAGGAGTTTTTACCAAAGTTTAGGCTTTGGATGCTAAATTACAACTTCTTCTTAATTCTATTAAGATTTTTTTATAAGAGCTAATACATCGCCTTCCCTCATCAACCTACACTCATCTTTGCCCCCTCCTTCTCTTGGTATATCAAGTGGCATACCAGCGTTTAATCCATATAAAACAACATCTCCTTTCTTAAGAACATTCCCAACAAGCACCCCTGTATCCCTTGCTACAAACCCCTCACCAGATGCCACCACCATACCTTCTGCTGTTTCCTTTTTAGCCATTTCGGTTATTATCCCGCTTTCTGTTTTTTCCGGTTCAGTATTTTTAATTGGTTTTATTAAAACCCTGTCCTCTAATGGTTGATACTCTTGGTAATTCATTTTTTAGTTTTATATGTTTTATTTAAGATTCTGTGAAAATGTTTATCTGCGTTTTTAGCATTAAGTGCTGTTGTATAAATACAACCTTCTTTCATTTTTATACTCCCTCTTTTTTGTGTTATTGAACCCGATACTAACCCCGTCCGAATATCAATCTCTGGCACTAATGATAGGTTTTGTTTTTCGGGCTTAACCTCATTAATAATACCAGTTGATAGGTTTAGTTCAAAAACTCTATGCCCCGGAAGTGGAAATATAACAGTAGTTTTCTTTTGTTTTTTTACTGGTACTACTACTTTTAATTCTTTTGGGTCTTCCCAATATGTTTGTATTTCCTTCAATTAAAATATTATTTTATTGAATCTATTTTTTCTTCAATACTGGAAGATTTTTCTTGCAATGCTTTTTGCTCTGTTTGTAATTTTTCAACTACGAAAGTACGAATGTCCTCAAAGCTAAGAAATAATTCTTCTACTGTATCATACTTGCTTAGTTCAGTTAATATTTTTTCTGTTTTTATCATGGGTTAAATTTTTCAGGATTTATTTCTTGAATTAAGACTTCTGGCAGTCTTGCTTTTTCTTCTGATGTTAATTTTGGATAAAGAATATTTACATTGTGAATTACAAAAGGCCATATTCTCATTTTTGCTGCTGCTTCCCAACTACTATCATATTTTGAATGACAACTATTACCCCAAAAACAAAGTTCAACCCAATTATAATTTACTGTTGCAACGGATGGAAACATACTATCTCTTTTTGGAAGTATGTGGGCTATTGAATGTCGGTAAAATTTATCATCATCCTTTCCTGTTTTACCACCACAATTAGCACACACCCCTGTCATTTCTTTTCTTCTTTCTTCAAACCATTTATCTAATTCGCTATCGGTATTAACTGTTTTAGCTTCTTTCATTTCAGCCGCTTTCTTATTGCTTATTTTTTTTAATGGCTTTTTTGGTTTTGCACCAGTTGTTTTTGGAGCAAGTCCTAATTTTTGTAGTTGTAAGTTTTCAAAATAGCCCATCACAAACATTTTATTAATAGTGAATATTAATTAAGGCTTTGTTGGATTTTATCATTCGCATCTTCAATATTTTTTTTGTAGGCTACTGCTGATGAATAATGCTCAAATTCCTTTTCTACTACTGATTCAATTTCTTGACCTAAGCCTAATAAAACACTAAGCATTGTTTCTCTCGACTTACGAGTAGTTATGAATAATGTCCCATCGTCTTTATGTTTACAAACTAAGTACATAATTAAAAGGGTAGTCCATCGTCTCCGGGAATAAATGTATTTGCATCTTCAACTGTTAGTAGCAATGGCTCTTTCTTTTCTATTGGCTTTGCGTTACCAATATAAATTTTCCCTTCCGCTTCTTTTTTGTCTTTATGGGAATTTAATTGGAAGGAATGAGTGTTGTCGTACTTATCTTTTTCATCGTTTTCCCAAACAAGGATATTTACATACACCTTGTTGTTTGCTTGTGAACGACTAAAAGCGGAGTGTGCTTTTTTTGCTTGCTCTAATAAATCTGTAAGGCAGATTGAACCTGTAAATAATTTACTCATTTTTCAAATTTTAATTGTAGTTTATTAATCATATTTTCAACTTCTGGATATTCGTTTATTATACTTGTTGCCTCAATGTTTATTTTAAATATTTCTCTTGCTTTTTCTTCCGGCACTTCCCCTTCTTGCAATGTTGTTAAGTTACGATATTTGTTTTCGCCCAAATAACGATACAGGAAATTGTTTTGAACGTTTCTTATTATTGCCATAATTAAAATCCTATATCTGTACTATCTCTAAAGGGTTGCCAACTTTGTTTCGGTTCTATAAAAACATTTAACTGCTCTGCCGTTCCGTTTTTTATATGCCATTCTTGTATTGGGTCAATACCCCTCACTTTAAATTCATCCACTTCCACATAGGCATAGCCACCTTTATATCTTTCAAATCTTATTGGCAACTCTAATATCGTTGGTCTGCCGCCCGTTTCTGTGTCCTTAATTTTCCGTACATGAATTTCACTTATCATCCAATCAGTAGGGTGTTGCGTAATACGGTGAATAGTTAAGAAATCATCTGCCTTATTTGCCACCTTGCCGCCTTGCTCTGTATCTTCTTTTCGTGGCGCAACCGGGTATTTTTTGTCAGCATCTTTTAATCTTAATGCTGCCGTAACTGCATGGTGAGTAATAAACCACCCAAATTTATTTTTTTGCCCGTATGATTTTAATTCACTCAAAGCCTCATAATGATATTCGTGGGTATTAAGTTTACTATATCCACTTAAATCAATTTTCAAACTATTGTACGGGTCAATCATTCCATACTGATAATCGCCTTTCTTTTTTGCTATTTTGGCAAGGTTAATTATATCCTTGTAGTTATACAAATCTTCTTGTGATTTTATGAGCAAAAAATGTTTTTCAATAAACTTCTTAGCTATTTCATATTCGCTTTGCGACATTACATTGTTTCCGCTTAACGGTTTACCCCAATAAAACTGTATCATCCTTCGCATAAAAGCCCCTAAAGTGTTTTCGCTGGAAAAAATTACACCCTTCCACCCGTGATACATTGCTGCCAACAAAAGTAACCACCAAATAATTTCAGACTTACCTACATTGTCAATACCGTTGATATGTACGAAAGCACCCTCTTTTAAGACGAAATGAGCGTCTAAAGCCGGACTTCCGGTAGTAAGCCCCATTTTTAAAGTACCGTCCCTAACAGCCTCTAAATAGCTGTCATAATCCTCCGAAGTGGCAAATAATGAAAAATCTTCTTTTTCGGGGTCAACCCTTGACTGAATAACCCTTGTGCTTGGGGCTTTCTCTTTTTCTACTTTTTGTTCAAGCCTATCCCCAAACCCTAATTCATATAATTTTTTACTTGCTTCTGAAAAGTTTTTATTACACTCCAAAACAGCATAAACAGCATAAGGCAAATAGGCGTGTTGGGGGTCAAATTCTGTGCTTGTAGTAAAAACACTAAACCAGTTTTTATCATGGTCAAAATTTCCGCTACTCTGCGAAGTAGTTTGCCCCGGTCTAAGAAATACTGTTTTATTGCCTTTTTGGTTTACTACCTTCCACCCGTGCTGCTGCAACAATCCTAAAACGTCACCAGACTCATTATAAGCCTCAAAGCTGGACTTTCCTGAACTTTTGGACACTTGCCCTTTTGGGATTGTCGCAGGCTCTAAAACAGCGTTAAATTGCCTTGCGATACCATGAAGTAAATCCCGTTGTTCTGGGGTTATTTCGTTTATCCCATAAAAATCGCCATGAATAAGTTCGTACCCCTCTGTTGGGAAACAAGCCACATACCCTCCTTCACCCCTTGTTTCAATCAAAACTCTAACCTTGTCGCTTTTTGAAACTTTATCCGCTATTTGCTTTGCGGTTGTGTCGTCAGGGTTTTTAAGTAACGCTGCTTTATACTCTTGATTATAGGTTTCTCTTTTTTCATCGTCTGTTGTTGGTCGGTTAGCTAACTTTAAATTTCCTGCAATTACGGAGCATCGGTAAATAAAATGGTAGCCATTGTTTCTCGTTTTTTGAACTACAAGTTTTTGAAGCAACTCTTTATCAAGTTCGTGGATTAGCCTTTTATAGTTTTCAAAAAGTTTGCCTGTTAAATCATACTTGCTATCAATATCAATAGCTTCCACATATCCGCTAAGTTTTCCGCAAACAATACCAACACCAACACAGTTCGTTAAATCATGCTCTAATTCCGATACCTGCCACTCTTTTACAGTCGGTATCTTCTTTCCGTTTATCGGAATGAATTTTAACCCCTCAATCGTATTTAATTCTTGACAATTCATAATTAATATCCGTCTAATAAAGTTAATATTCTCGAATCAAGTGATTTTCTAATTACAAGATAGTTTGCTAAAACTTTACCAATAAAAGAAACATTTATTGCGTGTCCATAAAAATCAACACAAATCAAATCATCGCCTAATGAATTTTTAATTCGGTGGCCTATGTTAATCCTGAACGCTAAAATTATTTCATCAAGAGTTAGTTCGCTATACCCAAAATCAAGAATGTAGTTTTTTATTTCTTCGGCTATATACTTAGCAAATAATTCAGTTTGCGGCAAAGGACAACCACAAATTGCAGCCCCCTTAAACATAATTTGGTCAATAGCCACCCTTGTTTCTAATTCATTCATTTCTGAAAAAGAAAGGCCGGAATTTCTTGCGTTTGAAATTAATTCATCGAACTTGTTTTTTTTCTTCAATTCCTTCATGCAGTCTTTTAGCCATAAGTTCTTCCCCCTGTGATTTAAAATTGCCGCTAATCCCGTTTTCATTTTTCGATTTTTTTGCGTTAGTTAAACTTAATACATATTCCTTATCCTTAACCTTATCCTTAACCCTTTGGTAAGGGTTGTGATAAGCTATTAGTAGTATATTAATATCCTTTGAATAGGCTATCTCTTTAACTTCTTCTAAATCATAGTTTTGTATTTCGCCTATTGATTTTCCTAAAATTTCCTTCGGATGAACACCATTGGCGACAAGCTGCTTAATTGCTCCTTTGTGAATTTGGGAGGTTGGCGAAAACTTGTCGCCGTACTGGAAAATAAAGAAATCCCGGAGAAACCAACGACCAGTTGGCAGGATGGTTATTCGCCCTTTCTCGATATTAACAAAAGTTAAAAATTCATCTAAATTAACAGGCTCTCCAATAATTCTTTGAAGTAAAGATTTATTTGGTCGCCATATACCACAATTATCACACTTATCTTTAATGTAATTCCAAGTTAATTTATACTTTGTAGGTAAATCAATATACCAATCTTGTTCCCATATTTCTGTGTCGGTAAAACGTTTCGCCATTTTTATTTTGGAATTTGAAAAAGATATTGAAATAAAAAAAAGGAACTAAAACTACGATAACGTAATCTCCGTTCCTAAAATTTAAAATCTTGTACAAGAAGTTTATTATCCTCTTTTAGCCAGTTGTTTATTTGTTCAAGGTGTTCTGGTTTTAACTCCATTACCTTCTGTTCAAATATTGAATAAACACTACCGTATGGTATATCTGTGTACGGTTTTGCAATGTAAGACAACGGCCTTCTTATGCTTTTTAAGTAGGATTGAATTTCATCTCTTACATCAATTTTTTCTACTGGTTTGATATTTTTTTGCTCACCCATAATTTTAGAATTATTGAACAAATATAGTAATTCAAATTAAATCACAAAAATTATTTTTGAAATTTCAAAGAAATTATTTGGTAGTTTGGTTACAGGTTATTATTTTTACTTTCTAAATCAAAAAAAATGAAAAGCACAAAACTCAAAAACCTAAAAGACAATCAAAAGTTCTACCTATCCAAAGAAAGAAAAGCTACCAGCTATACTCTTTTAAAATTAGATAGAAAAAATAAAACAGCTACTTATCAAAGTAATACTTCTACAAGAACATCAATAAGAAGCTGGGATAAGGAATGTTTGGTGTCTAAGTAATTTACTTTAAATAAAGCAATATGAAATTTGAAAACGTAAGAGTAAGGGAGTCTGTAAAAATAATAGACGTAGGTATTGAAAAGTGGAAAACCTTTGAAACAAACGTAATCCTTGAAGAAGGAGATACTTTTGAAGAAGCCAGAGATGCAGCCGTTGAAAAAATAACAGCAGCACATGAATTGTATTCTAAGTCTTTTGTTGAGGCAAATCCGCCAAAAGATAAAAGACAAACCTTTCAGGACTTAAAAAACGAACTCAATGTTGCCAATAAGTAGAATATCTGATATTGAACCATATTCGACATTGTGGTTTTCTAATAGGCTCGGCAAAATTACAAGCAGTCCTGTTTCTTGTCTTTGTGCGCCAAAAGGAATTGGTGATGGTGGAATGACTTATATCAGAAACAAAGTACATGAAGAAATTACCGGGCAACCTTCTGATAGAAACATAGAAACAGAGGGAACTTTGTGGGGGCAAACTTATGAGCCGATTGCTATTGATTATTGGAAACGCAATACTCCTTCTTGCGTAAAACACCTGCCTAACCAACACATTGTTTTTGGTAAACGGTTTGCATCTACACCAGACGATTTTGTTTTTATGAATGAAAAGTTATTGTTTTATACTGACGAAAAAACAGGAGAAGAATTTTTTAATTGTGAAACTGCCGAATTTAAGTGCTACATGACACCTGCCGTTCACATGGCTCATGTTGAATGTGAAACACCAGCACAACTTAAAGCATTAAATCCTAAAGTTTATTGGCAAACAATCTCACAGGTTGAGTGGGCAAATGTAACGAGAGGTAGAGCAGTATTTTTTCACCCACATTATAAAGACGGGCATCCTTACAAAATGGGAGAGGTTGTTTTTAAGAAAACAGAATTAATAGAAGAATTTAAGTTTTTTAATACAAGGATGGCTGAAGCAGAAAAATTATTTGACAAATTTTTGAACTACAAAAAACCAAACCAATGAATGAATCAACAACAGTATATAAGCCACAAAGCCTAACGCCAGAAATAGTAAAATCTAAATTGCAAATTGTTTTAACCAAAACAGAGCAATCTATTCAGGCTTTATATGATAAGAAAAAAGAACTTGTTTTTAATGAAGATAATCTTGAAGTAATTAAAAACTACCTTGACGGTTGCCGAAAAATAATCAAAACTGTTGAAGAAGAAAGAACCAAACTTAAAGAGCCTTATTTGCAAGGTGGCAGAACCGTTGATGCAGGAGCAAAGTTAATTTCAGTTGAAGTTGATGGATTAATAGCAGACGTTGATAAGCGGTATCAAAAACTTTGTAAAGAGGTGGCTGAAAAGCAAAGATTAGCAGAATTAGAAAACCAAAGGATTGCCACCATTCACAGCCACATGGATAACTTCAAAATGGAGTATTCGGCTAAAATTGCAGGGGCAAAAACAAGTGCTGAATTAACGGCTATTGAAAGGTTGGTAAACCTTGAAACCGGAAACAAAAACAAGTATCAGGAATTTTTAGAAGAATTTCAGAACGATTGTAAGGCCATTCGCAGCCTCATTACGGGGCAAAAAGAAAAGGTAAAACTACTTGAGGGTTTAGAAAAACAGCAGCAGGAGGCGGCTAAGAATGAGGATGATGGGGCTTTTTTAGAGATTGAGGAGAAGAAAGAGCAGATTTCAGCCCAAATTGAAGAAAACAAGGTAATTATTCAGGAAACAGCAAGCAGTCAAGCCCAACAAGCAGCCCCATCATTTAAACAGGTTTTTACAACAATACCATCTGGCGGTAGAAAACTTTGGAAGTGGCGAATGGTGGATGAAAAGGCCGCAACAAAATCGGGGCTAACATTGGTAGTTCCAAACGAAGCAAAAATAAAAGAAATATTGTCCGAAAATCGGGAAGATTGGAACAAGAAAGAAGCGGAAAGATTTGTAGAAAACGGCATTGAATATTTTATCGAAAAAAAGTTTTAGCCGCTACTATAAGCATTTTGATTATTAGATAACGTTTGCGGCTTTGTGCAGGCCGTTCCGATGCTCGGATTTGCACATAGTTAAACTCGATATGTAGCTGGGATTTA